CGACAGAAGAGCGATCTCGATCGATTGGTCTTGCGTCCCTTGTCCAACTATACAAGTTCCTAAAGAAAAATGAGTACGCGTGCAAGGCTCTCTTTGTTCTCGGACCAGAAGGCGAACCATTCCTCTATGACTCAACGCGGGATTGACATCACTCTAAAAGGTTTGCCTGTACCTTGGGCAGCCCATCAAGGCTATGGAAAACGCTCGTTCAACCCCAGATTCAAAGAAAAAGCTCACGCTCAATGGCAGATTAGAAACCAGTTCCAAGGATTTCCGTTCGAGGGGCCAGTTTCCATCACAGTCTCTTTCCACCTGCCCATTCCAAAGAGTACATCTAAGAAAAAAAGAGACTTAATCCAGAAAGGTCTTGAATACCCGCTAAAGAAACCTGACATAGACAACCTCTGCAAATTCCTCTGTGATTGCCTTAAAACCATCACTTTCCTCGACGATGCCCAAATCGTCGAATTGATTGCCCAAAAATACTTTTCCGATCATCCTCGCACCGTTATCAAAATCACACCACTTTAACTTGGAGGGTTCATGGAATTGTCAAATAGGCTATATGATTGCCAAGTCACTTATCATTTGGTCACAGGGCACAATATCAATGAAAGCTACAGGAAAGATATCCCGGAGGAAGTCTGGAAAGTAGTCCTAGAAAACTACTTGGCTTTCGATGATGCAATCGAATTGCAACCATCGACTGAATACGCAAAAGCCCTCTTGCCAAAATCCAACATCAGTTATATAACCATGAAAGTGTTACCAACCAATTAGGTGTTATGAAAAAAGATAAACCAAAACCTCCCCCAAAATAAGCAACACTCTTCTCTCCTCGCTCAAAAAAGGTTGCTTTCCCCCGAACCAACTCGGGGGTTTTTTATTTCACTTTGCCAAAGTCCTTGGGAAGAACAACATTCTCCACTATCTCTGTCATGTCATCGTCATCAAGGCGTACATAATAAAGCCAATCACGGAATTCACCACACAATTCGTCACCAACCCACACTTTTAACGTCTCCATATCGCTATCGATGCGAGTCGCACTAACTTCCACTCGTTCCACTCTTTCACCATGCTGAAACGCGACGTCATAACACTTCAAAACTTGCACCGGCAACTTGTTCGTTCGACACGTACTCTTCTTTACCATTCAAATATCTCCTAGGATTGAATTTATTCTGAGAAATAGGTCATCATTCATCGCAAAATTAGGAGACAATATGCAACAATGCGATCTTTTTGACGAGACTTTAGCTAAGAAAATCCAAAGAATGGAAAAGTGGTGCCACAGGCTACAGAAGGAATTATGGTTTCTAAAAGAAGTCTACAATATGTCGAAAAGAGAGGAAAAAATCGACACATCTAAGAAATCTGTCGTCCAAGTCGACATGTTTTCGGCTTGATTTTTGGTTTATCCATACGGTGGAGCATAGACACTTCACCTTTCATTCTTAGCGACTTACAAAAACCACTTTTTTCTCTAGCCCGGTGGGATTCGAACACCACAACAGTGGGTTAACTTTTTAAGTTCCCACACTCTTCCGTTACAGGGAAGCGCCTCTACCAGTTCGGCCACAGACCAATAAATTCTTTACTACTAATCTCACGATCGCTATTTTTATTCCACTGCTAATTTAACATAAGAGTGTCACTGTGGCCCCTCCAAAAGGAAACAAATTCGGATTAAAACTAAAAGAACCGGACTTGCGCCAAAAGGCTTATCATCAATATTGCGAATGGATAGCACGAGGCAAGTCGCAAAAATCTTTTACTTTTGTTGAAGGTGATTTGATGTGTACTTATCGTACTATTGAATCTTATATGAAAGAGAATGCAAATGAGTTTCCCGCCATACAAATGGAAATAGCTAAAAGTAGGGGCTATCAACGATGGGAACAAGTTGTTGAAGATTCCGCCGAAGGACACAACAAAGACGCTAACACTGCTTCCCTCCAAATGCTTATGCGCAACAAGTTCGATTGGGACAAAGTGGACTCTTCCGCCGCTTCCTCGCCCAAAGAATTCGATGCGACCTTAAACATCGTTAAGCCTCCGGTAAGCGAATCTAAATGAAAATGTCCGAAAAGCAGTATCTGTCCATCCAAGAGGCAGATGCTCGCTTGAATATCTGGTGCGGAGCCGTTAGAAGTGGGAAATCGCACGCATCCCTATGGCGATTCCTGCACTTCATTCGGTTCGGTCCTCCAGGGCCACTCATAATTGTTGGACGAACAACTCACACAATCACTCGCAACATCATCGATCCCATGAAGTCGATCCTCGGCGACTACGTAAAATATTGGACTGGCAAACAGGAGATGGACATCTTCGGCCGCAAGATCTTTTGCATATCGGCATCAGATGCCCGTGCAGAGGGCCGCATTAGGGGTTCAACGTTCGTTGGTGCTTACGTCGATGAAATAACACTCATTCCAGAAACATTCGTCAAAATGCTCCTTTCCCGCCTTTCTATGGAGGGCGCCAAGTTTTTCGGCACGACCAATCCAGACAGTCCATACCACTGGCTTAAAAGGGATTTTCTGGACCGCGCCGATGTACTCGATCTCCGCACATGGCACTTCAAATTGGAGGACAACCCCTCCCTCGGGCAAGATTTCGTCAAACAAATCAAATCCGAATACTCTGGTCTTTGGTATCAGCGTTTCATAGAAGGGAAATGGGTGCAAGCAGAAGGTGCGATTTATGACTTTTTTGATCCTAATTTGCATTGCCTTGATTTTCCTACGAGCAGTGCTACTTTCTATATTGCTGGCTTGGATTACGGGACGGTCAACCCATTGGCATGCGTTCTTGTTGGCGTTAATTTTGATCATTATCCTAATCTTTGGGTGGAAGATGAGTACTACTTTAGCTCCAAAGTGGCTCAAAGACAGAAAACTGATTTCGAGTACGCGGACGACATCGTCAATTTCTTGAAGAATAGGCATGTAAAAGCGCTTTACATTGATCCATCCGCAGCATCATTTAAGTTGGAACTTATGAAAAGAGGATTGGACAATCTCTATGATGCGGAAAATGAAGTCGCCGATGGAATCAGGATCGTTGCGCAATATCTAAATCAAGGAACGTTCAAAGTAATGAGAAACTGCAAGCACTTGATCGCCGAGTTCCAATCTTATGTGTGGGATCCTAAGAGTGCCAAACTCGGGGTTGATCGGCCCTTAAAGGAGAATGATCACGCTTTGGATGCTCTTCGCTATGCTCTCTACACGCACTTTTTTGGGAAAGATCACTCTGCACTAACTGCTCGAGACATTGATCGACTGTATGGTGAATCTCGAGGACTTCAACCAGATCTTCCAAGATTCTTTCAAGCTCCTTCTGACGCGCTTCAAGATCGCAAATCTTTTTTTTGAAGTCACCCGATTCTTGGAGCTTAAAATTTCTCATGATTGTATTTTTGCTCCTTAACCTTTAAAGTAAAGTAAAAACTTTCTTAGGACGAATATGACCCTTTTCCCTCAGCTTACCGAATCGTACTATGTCGACAATGACACAAATATCTTAAAGCTGATGGACTACACATACTCAAAGTACATAACCATCAACCAGAGTTTTTGGTCTGAAGCTGATATCGATTCGAGATTTTTGGCCGGCGATCAAACTGTTTGGAACGACATCTACGGCAATCTTCCTGCATTTCGAAAGCGAAACTTTTCGTTTAACCGAATACGTCGAATCATCAACATGATCGGCGGATATCAACGCCAGCATCGCAAGTCAACTGTTTGCACGCCTATTGAAGGAAGCGCACAACAAACAGCCGATCAGTTTACAAAATTGCTCTATCACAACAACCAAACTGCCCACGTTCTAGATATACTTTCTGAAAGCTTTCATGGAGCAATCACAACTGGCATGAATCTACTTTCCGTGTGGATGGATTACCGAAATGACCCAGTCAACGGGGACATCAAAATTGAAAATAATTCTTATAATGCATATTTAATTGACCCGTTTTTTAAAGATATGTCTTTATCTGACTGTAATTCAATCTGGACGCGTAAATACATCTCTAGAGACCAAGCCAAGTCGCTTTTGCCTGGGAGAGAGTCAGATCTAATTAACATGAGAGGATGGGGCAATCGCGATGGCAAGTTCCAGTTCCAGCCCGAGGCGTACAACTATGGTATGCAGGACTTGCTGATTTACGACGAGTTCTGGTATTTGTCTTCTCGCAAGCAAAAGATGCTATGTGACGTCCAGTCTGGCGAAACAATGGAATGGCGAGGCAAAGATGAAGATCTTAACGAGTTTCTTGGGATGTATAGAAACATCGTGGCGTTGGATCAAGAAATACCTACTGTAAAGTTAGCGATCGTGGTCCAAGGGAAGGTTATGTATCATGGTCCAAACCCTCTTGGCATTGATAAATATCCGTTTGTTCCTGTATGGGCTTACTATGAGCCGCAGATTCCATATTTCCCATTACGCGTGCAAGGCGTGACGAGAGGACTTAGAGATGCCCAATATCTTTACAATCGCCGCCGCGTTATAGAGCTCGATTTGCTAGAGAGTCAAATAAATTCTGGAATCAAATACAAAGAGAACGCTCTCGTCAATCCAAAAGATGCATTCCTCCAAGGCCAAGGTCGTGGTCTTGCTTTAAAAGCATCCGCACAAATGACCGATGTTGAGACAATTCAACCTCCACAAGTTCCACCATCCATGATTCAGCTTAGTGAGCTGCTTGGCCAAGAGATCTCACAGATCTCTGGAGTAAACGAAGAACTTTTAGGTTCTGCCGATGACGATAAAGCCGGTATTCTTTCCATGTTGAGACAAGGAGCTGGTCTCGTCACTCTCCAAGTTCTATTCGACAACTTGGATAGAGCGCAGAAAATGCTTGGGGATCTCCAAATTAGCCTGATGCAAGCCAACTTCACACCTGGAAAAGTGCGTAGAATCATTAAAGAAGAGCCAACGCCGGAGTTTTATAACAGGGCGTTTGGCAAATACGATGCTGTCGTGGAAGAAGGTTTGAATACTTCTACGCAAAGGCAGATGCAGTTTGCTCAGCTACTCAATATGCGTGAGCTTGGCGTTCCTGTTCCGACAGAAATCTTAATTAAAACTTCAACCCTCACAAATAAAAATGAACTTCTGGAAGCTATTGGGCAGCAAGAGCAACAACAGCAACAAATTGCACAAAAGAATGCTGAAGCTCAGATTGAACTCCTTAAGGCTCAAATCCAAGATCTACAAGCTCGTGCTACAGCAAACCAAGGGCTCGGAGTCGAAAGGGTTTCTCGTGTTCAAGAAAATCAAGCCTTGGCAATTGAACGCAGAGCCGAAGCACAACACCAACGAGACCTGGGAACACTAGAAAGAATCAAAGCAGCAAAAGAATTGACAGACATTGACCTAGGGCAGCTGCAAAAACTTATCGATATTATTCAGGCTATGCAACAAGGCCAAGAAACTGATAAAGCTAAGAATGAAGCTCAAGAGACGCAAAAAGCTGCAGTCGGAGCTTGATTAGTGTTAAAAATATTGATATAGATTAACATTTACAAAAGCCAATAAGGAGAATTTATGGCAAAAGCAGACCAACACGGTGTATCAGAAAGAGAAGGAAAAGCTTGGGGACATGGACAATTTGCGAACATGCCCAAAGAATCCAAAATGGATATGTATCCAAAAGCCCACGAAGCAGGTCCTGGAGTCCTTGATGACACCATGACTGGCATTGATTCTTGCAACAAGAAATCAGCTGGCAAAACTAGAAAATACCTCTCTAACCAACATTAAACGAGGCTGCCATGGGCGATAAGAAAGACCGTAGTCGTAATGCAAATTATGCCTACAATAGCCAGAAGGAACCTAAGAGGCCCATGGGCGAGGGTTCTTTTGCCAATATGCCGGAAAAAGAGATGTTTATCCCATACGGACAGCCAGAAAGCTATCGAGATGGTGTAATCAATGCCTACACGGTAAATATTCAAGACGAATCTAAGCTAAATGAGAACCGCAGATTCAACGAGGGCAAAGACTCTTCACAAAAAGAAGTTTCTAAAAATCGATACCCAGCTGACCGAGCTAAAGTTTCAGGAGTTAACTGATGGTAATGCTCAGGCCAAAAGGCAAAGCAGAAAAGATTGCGAAACAAGTGATGAAGCAGCAAGGGATAACAACCCCTCCAGCAGAATCGCAAGACAAAGTTCCTTTAAAAACTCCGTATTTGCAGCATTAGTATGGCAAAAGAAAAAGTAAAAAAACCCGACAATCCTGCTTCTGGGCCCAAGGACAAGAAATTGTTTGTGGATCTAATGAAAAGCGCGATAAAAAGGGTTTCCAAATAGGATAAATATGGCTAATAAATGTGAAGATTTTACTCATCTGTCTTTGTCTTATCTCAAAGACAATATTCAAACGTTTTTGCAATCTGGCACGAAGACTCCCATTTCGGTATCGATTTGTTGCGGTTCGGCTGCCTATTATGCACTCGTTCTATATACGGAGTAAAATCAGATGAAAAAACCTAAACTTGGTTCAGGTAAACGTTTTGCAGCAATCGAGAAAAAAGCGGCAGCGTCTGGCGCTTCAAATCCAGCCGCAGTGGCCGCAGCCGCTGGTATCAAAAAATATGGTGCCAAAAAGATGGGCAAAATGGCTGCTGCCGGTAGAAAAAGAGCAGCGCGAGGCCGATGACGTTCATTTACGAGAAGCAAGACGAACTCGAGCAAACAAATAAGGCTATTACTGTTGGCCAAGCGGTTCATGACATCCTCGAATCGGGAGAAAAATCTCCAGAAGTTGGAGATATCATTAAAGAATATGGAGATTCGTATGTCGCTCAAGTCCAAGAATGCATTGATCGTAACGCTCCCAAATACGAGTCTCCCTTTTATTTAGTTGTACTACATAAGAAAGAGCAGTGGGCGATGAATGTACTCCGTAACTGGTTTGTGGCGAGGCAGTCCAAGCCGACTATGAAGGATATGTGGGCAATGTTCCCAAACTTCATGCACACAGTTTACGAGGCCGACAAGAACAACGGTGAACTCAAGTTGCTTTGGTCTCTTCCGAGTCCTCAAGAAGCAAAAGTAATTCTAGAAAACTTCGATCTTTATGATCCGCAGTTAGTCAAATGGTGCAATCAAGCATATTCTCAATTTATTGAGCTTTGACTCAAATTAGCTATACGAGTTATTGTAATTTTAAGTTGACTATCCATTTCGCGAATGGAGACGCAACATATTCATAGGCGTAACGATCCTCGCCAGATCAAAGGAATGCGATTGTCCGTAGAAGAAACCAAGGACGTAGAGCAGGAAGCTCAAGCTGTCGTCCCAGCTACTGAAACCGAACAACTGCAAGCAGAACCGGCACAAGAGTCAGTCCAAGAGAAAAAGCAGCGTAATGACGCTGAATACAATTGGGCCGAAGCTCGTCGGAAGATGCAAGAACAAGAGAGGCAAATACGTGAGCTACAAGAACTGGCTAAAGCGAATAAAAAAACGCCTGAATCGGTTCCTGAAGAGGATTTTGGGATCAAAGACGATGACATTGTCGAAGGCAAACACGTCAAAGAACTCAAAAAAGAGCTTAAAAAACTCCAATCCTACATCAAAGAGAAAGAAGTTTCTTCAATTGATGAACGGTTGACCTATAAGCACGCAGACTTTGCTGAAGTTGTTACAAGAGAAAACATTGAAACTTTGAAACAAAGAAAGCCTTTGCTCGCAAAGACTCTTGGATACATTCCTGATCCTTACGAACAAGGATTGGCCGCCTATGAAGCACTTAAAGACAACGGAATTGGGGTAGAAGTGGTGAAGTCGCAAGAGAAAGAAAAAGCTCTCAAGAATGCATCAAAACCTGTTTCCGTGAATGCAGTCACAAAGAATAGCGCCATCGGCAACGCCCATCTTTTTGAGAACGGATTGACGCCTGAACTAAAAGCTCAGCTCTACAAGGAAATGCAAGAGGCTGCTAAGCGCGCATAGGCCATAGGACAACCTTATGGCAATCACAACCACGAGTGTTCTCCCGGCACCAGTCCAGCAATCGTTTAGCTTTAAGCTTTTGTCTGTACCAGTTCCTTATATGATTCACAAAGTCCCTGCTGATTTGAAGGCTATGCCTCGTAACGGTGGTACAACTTTGCGTATGAGACGGTACAATCCACTAGCGACAGCTACTGTTCCGCTTGGAAATTCCGGGATTACACCCCCTCCACAACAACTAACTGCCATCAACATTGATGCGCAGATGGATTTCTACGGGACTTATATTTTGCTCAACGAGCAGGTCACGCTGCAAAATCAAGACCCTAAACGACTTAGGAAATATGGGGTCTCAAAACCGACACTGATTGACTTGGAAGCCGCAGCGTAAAGACGGCGGTGACAAGGCGGAAGGTGTTAATGTTGCTTTAAAGGATGATCATGGAACCTAGAGTTAAGATTGTGCATAATGACCAAAAACTGATTTCGTTTTTCAACGATTTCTTCTGGAAGTCTTTTGCTTCCAATGTTGGCGTATGTCTTTCTAATCTCTATCATGGTTTCGCATTGGCGTTTTTTAATGATCAAAAATGGAAGAATCATTGGACAAATATAGTCCAGCATAAGCCCCGAAGCATCCCATCTGTATATGGGTCGTTCAAAAGCTCTTTTGCTGGTATATCGGTATCTTTGTTCTTTAGTTCCTCCAAAAAGATCATTCAACCAATCTGTCAGAGCTTTATCTGTGCTTGTCACAGCGAGTTTACAGTGCCATTGCGTACCATTTCCATATCTTCCCTGTTTGACTTTTCCAAAGTAAAAACATCCCTCCCCATCAACAATACCCGCAAGGTATGCAAGTTGGGTTGGAGTTTGATCTTTGGTAAACTGAACGATTCTAGCCATATTCCCTTATACGTTGATTATGGTTCGATAATAAACGAAAGCAATGTTAATGTCCACCGTGAACGACTGAGTGTGTTGGCCGCGTAAGCGGATGCGACAGTCTGAACTCTACACGAAAGGTAGAGAGGTTGATCCGAAGAGGTTAGCCCGCCTAGAAATAGGTCATAAAAGTAACAGAAATGGTATTAAACGAAGCCGCTCAACGTCTTGGCGTATCACTACGTCAGACTGAAGACGAATTGATGAGAAACATGCTCCAGTCTACAGCATCTTTCATCAACTCAACTGGCGGAACTAACGGGGACAACCCCACCGAGATTACTCGGCAAGACATCGATAACGTAGTTCGCCTTTTAAGAGGAAACAACGCTTATTCTTTCTTGACAGGTATCGAAGGGGAAAACAGATTCGGTAAAATGTGTGCCGAAGTAAAATCTTGGGTAATTGACTTGGAGTTCCTAACCGCTGCATAGTGGAAGGATAACAAGGGGCAAGAATGGAATCTAATTTAACTAAGTGCACTAAATGTGGAAAAGTAGAAGAAAACGAAATGTATATGCATCACTATCCTTTTCATAAATTTAATTTATGTAGAAACTGTGAATGTAAACTTTCAAATCTTCGATTTCCTTTGCTAGATAAGTTATACAAAGAATTTATTCAGCCTGAACGACTAAATCCTGAGACACCGAAAGGTGATGCGATAGTCTGAACTCTGTGGAGACACAGAGAGAGCGATCCGAAGAGGTTGCTCCGCCTAGATGTTTGTAGTTTAGGTCATACAAGTAACAGAACTGACAGCCCCTGTGAGGGACGCCTATTTTGGACTTGGCCACACTGATCTCATCGGTCAACTCGATGCGGTCAACGGCTTCATCCAAAAATGGAACTACCCGAACCAGCAGTCAACTCTTGACCCAGAATGGGGAACAGTTGCGAACGTACGCTTCTTGCTATCTAGCATTGGATCGATCACTCCAAATGCTTCATTGCTTGGCGCAAACGTTTACAACATCTTTGTTGCGGGCCGCGAGGCTTTTGCTGCGATTGAACAAGACGGCTACAGTGCACAGTTTATTTATCGTCCACCAATCTATGATGGCCCATTGGCACTCAATGCATCGGTTGGCTATAAGTTTGCTGAAGTTCCTCGTATTACAAACGACACGTGGGTATTCAACCTGCGCTGCACACTAGCGTAATAGGAGGTTAACATGTATCCAGTCCAACCAATCTTGAAAAGAAGATACCTTTCTTCTGGCGCAGCTTCGCTTGTCTCTATCCCATCGGATGCAGTCAAAGTAGAACTGTACAATCTCACAAACATTGCAGCAGCAGCAGGCATCCAATATTCATTGGGTGTAGCAGGCATGCCAGCAGCTAGCGCTTACACTTTTACCGGTGTGGCTCCGGTTGTTCAGGCGCAAATCTTGGCAGACGGTTTCTCATTTGTAGATACTTCTCTCCAAAGCCCTGGTGCAGCTATCGCAACTACCGCTGTTAGCGCGGCGAATCCAGCTGTAGTACTTACAGCAAACACAGCAGGCCTTGTTGCAGGTTCTTCCGTTGTTCGTATGATCAACGTAACCAACATGCAGCAAATTTCTAGTTTGGAATTTACAGTAGGGACAATTGTACCTAACGTAAGTTTCCAATTGAAATACCTGAATTCCACTGGGTTTGTTGCAGGCAACAACGGTTTCTATAGGCTCATACCTAATGACCCAATTTTCTATCCAAGACGCAGATCAATTGTCGCCATGTCACAAGCAGTGAACATGATTGTCACTATGTCTGTTGACCATGGATATACAGTTGGCCAAAAAGTAAGACTTGTAGTTCCAGCAGCATTTGGAATGGTTCAAGCTGATGGTCTCCTTGGTTCGATCGTAGCGATCGGGCAAGCAGATGCGTCTGGATTGACCAATACAATCACATTGGACATTGATTCATCAGGTTTCACCGCATTTGCATGGCCTCTTTCGGCCGTTGCAGGTGCTGGAGTAAGCTTCCCAGAAGTAACTCCAGTAGGTGAAGCTGCGACTAATTCTATCCTCCAGCCATGGGGCAATTTGCTCGATGACGCAACACGAAACCTCGCGGTTCGTGGAGTAAGAATTGGTTCTGCAGTAGCTGGTGCTTTGAATGACAACATGTTGTTGTTGGCTTATTCTGGCCTAAGCTTTTAATTGAAAATATGGAGGCTCGCGCGGGCCTCCATTAACTTAGAGGATAAAATGAACAAAAAAGTGAACGTTATCGAATCAGTTACTCCCACAGGAGATATTCCGGTAATGACTGAAGACAAAAAAGCCCTTGGCAAAAGAAAGCTTGAAGCCTACATGAAAGAGGAACTCCGAACAGTCAAAGGCATATTTCAGTTCTTTGAGTGTCCAGGTATGTCAGCTAAGATTACTGTGAAAAAATACCCCGGTCATCAATTTGAAAAGCAAATGACAGATGGCAAAGAATACGAAGTACCACTTTATGTTGCCCGCTTTTTGAACGGAATTGATGTGACTGCAGAAGCTATCGGCGGCAAGCTAAACAGCTGTGGCTATCCGGTTCATACTCATATTATGGATAAAAATGGACTCCCAATTATCTCTCATGAGAAGATCAAAAGAAGATTTGGTTTTCAATCGATGGAGTTCGGCGGAGTGTTAACTTGACTAGTCTCACCATGAGGCCGATCAGACGGCAAATACAATCTATCTCAAATGGGTATCCATCAATCGTCACGACGACTGATCCGCATGGTTATCTTCCAGGGTTGTATGTGCGTTTGAACCTTGATGGTGGATTCGGGATGGAAGATTTAAACGGCCAGCAATTTCTTATTGGTGATATAACTTCAAACACTTTTTCCATCCCAATCGATACAACTAATTTCACTCCATTTGTGACTGGCCAAGCGAATATCACGGCCATTCAAAACACAAACCCTGCTAATGTGATCGTAGATTCGCCTCAATTCGTTCCAGGATCTAGAGTAATTGTAAGTGGCCTAGATATCTTGCAGCCGATGAGCGTATTGAATGGGAACATATTTAATGTTTTGACGGTGCAATTTGGGACTCTTGTCACAATAAATGTAGATGTTGGCGCGTATGCTTTATACATTGGTGGTGGAGTTTTGCAAAATGTTCAGATTCCTCAAGTTATTCCTATAGCGGAAATTGCGGGAACATTGCAAAATGCTGAAAGAAATAACTTGACGCCCATAGGGGGTCCTTAATGCCTTTTGCGCCAACAGCGGTTCCAAATACTCTTCTAGCAATCCGAAACAAAGTTCGCAGGATTACGGGTCGTCCTTCGCCTCAACAGCTTAGTGACGCAGATATCGATGACTATATAAATACCTTTTATCTGTACGATTTCCCCGAACATTTGCGCCTAGAATCGCTCCGAGTCAATTTTCAGTTCACAACAACTGCGAACGTACCTGTATACGACTTCCCAACCGACATTTACCTTACGACGATGCCCCCTGTTTATATCGGTGGCTATCAATCATACATGACCCAGTCTAGAGAAAACTTTTTCCGAATCAACCCAGAACTGAACTTTTTACAAAGCCAGATATACACGGGCGATGGTACGGACGGTTCAGGAGGAACTTATGTTGGACAGTTTTGTACACAAACCCCAATTCTGCCAGGCTTCAAGCCAAATCCTCCTGGAGCCTACTCTCCTTCACTATTATCCAACGATATCCAGGCACGATTCTTAAATTGGAATGTATTAGTTTCTGCTCAAGGTGTACCTGATCCAATTTCCGGTATTGCCCCATCTTTGACTTTAATTGACGATGGTCAAGGCAACCTTTTTGCTCCAACAGATGGAAACATTTTGCCTTTGAATTCGCGAGGGTCGATTAACTATATGACGGGAGCCCTGGAAATTACTGGTTTTACGGCAATCGTTCCTGTTGGCAACCCCATAAATGTTCAGTATATTCCATATGTTGCATCTAGGCCTCAATCTGTTGTCTTTTATCAAGATCAATTCTTGGTTTACCCAATCCCGGACCAAGCGTATACCATCTCTTTTGAAGCCTATAAATACCCATCAGCTTTTTTAAACGATATTCCAGGGATTTCGACGCCGCAGTTACAAGAATGGTGGCAAGCCTTGGCATTGGGAGCTTCTCTTAAAGTGTTCGAAGATAATGGCGATTTAGATGGTTATGCAAAGTTTCGCCCAATTTTTGAAGAATACATGACTTTGGTGCAAAGAAGGACCATCGTTCAGCAAACAAGCGAAAGAACAGCAACAATTTACACTGAACAAACCCAGTTTCCGCAATACCCTTTTGGTAATTTGTTTAGTGGTTTCTAAAAAAAGGTAATACATGGTCCTCCCTTATAACAGCAATGTACCGCAAGGTCCTCAAACCATTTCGTCATCACAAGCCCCCATCTTACAAAATTTCCAATCTATTGATTCGGCGTTTAACGAAACTTCTGGGAATGCTTTTACTAAATATCATTTGCAAGCTCCGCTGGCCACTGACCCTGTAACAGCAGTAAATACTGGTGCGGTCTTTTTAAAGACGTCAAACACTAAAACTGAGCTTTTTTACGAACGTGATACTGGAACTGCGGGTGCACCTTCCATCCCACTTTCACATTTAAGCATGATACGCGCTTGGGGCTCTTTTGTGGGAACCGGGGCAGGCCCCTTTCCAACCGTTATTCCCGTTACAAATGGGCTGAATATTACTTCGGTTACGAAGACATCGACCACAAATTTTAATGTTGTTTTGGCCTCAAATGCAGTTATCAGTAGTAATTTCGGAATTCTATGCAGCTGTGAAGCTGGGGGCACAAACCGTACGGTTTCTTACTCAAATATAGCGTTTGCAGCTCCTGTTGGCTCCTTTAGCCTAATAATTACATCCAATATTGCTGGAACAATCAGCTTCATGGTATTCCAACTATGAGTTATCAACCCTTTCTGATAGCAAATGCAAGAGTAGGATTAGAGCGAGACATGGAGCCGTGGTTGCTCCCAAATGACGCTTTTCCTGATCTTGAAGATTGCTATATGTGGAGGGGGAGAGTAAAAAAAAGGCTTGGATTTGATTTGTTAGGAAGATTATGCCGAGAAATCTTTCCTATTGCTGGCACATCTTTAGCGCCTATCACAACGGACGCTTTTGGAAATTTTGTCGGCCCTGTTTTTGCAGCACCAAATTTGCCAGTTTTGCCTTATTTATCGCATTTTGAAATTGGAACACAATTTTTTCAAGATGATGGAAGTATCAGCCCTCCAGGAAATTTGCTAACAAATGGACCTGGAACGGGGGCTTTAGATCGGGCGACCGGGATATTAACAATTACTGGAGCAGCACCAAATACGCCAATTTCTTTTTGCCCTGGTCTTCCGGTTATGGGTTTGCCTACAATTGAAACCAACAGTATTAATGAGGAACTGCTTGGTGCATTTGATACTGTATTTTCGTATCGGTATAGCAATGCTGGTGCAACATTTATTGATACCAGTTTTCACAAAACGACAAACACTCTCGTTTATTGGACCGGACCTGACTACCAACAGTTTTGGACTACCAACTATCTCCAGGCTCTCTGGGCAACTAATTATACAAAAGGTTTCCAAGATATCCCAACTACTACAGTTGCTGGCCGAGGCGACGGAATTCGTTGGTACGATCAAAATTTAAGTGGGTGGGTAAATTTCCTACCTCAAATTAATACCCCAGTTCCGCCCGCTTTACCGAATTTTTTGATGGGGTGTCTGATCATCCTTCCTTTTAAAGGAAGATTAATTGTGTTTAACACGATTGAGGGATCTGCTTTTGGTACGTCTACCAATTATTATCAAAGGGCAAGATGGTCCCAAGTGGGCACGCCCTACTATGCAGCAACGACCCCAGCAGGATTTACAGGGGGATTCCAAATAGATGCATGGAACTCAGACATTCCAGGAAAAGGCGGCTTTATTGATGCCCCGACGGGAGAACAAATCGTAAGTGCAGAGTTTATTAAAGACACCCTCATTGTTTATTTTGAAAGGTCAACTTGGAACTTTAGGTACACTGGCAACGAGATCCTTCCCTTTGTGTGGGAGAAAATAAACACCGAACTTGGTTCTGAATCGACATTTAGTGTCGTTCCTTTTGATCGGTCAACAATCGCTGTAGGAAATTTTGGAATACATGCTTGCGACAGCGTCAATGTGCAAAGAATAGATCAAAAAATTCCCGACGAAATTTTCCAAATTCAGAATGCTAATAATGGGCCAGAAAGGACTTCAGGAATTAGGGATTATTATAATCAACTTGTGTATTGGGCATTTCCTTACATAGGTGCAGAAAATCCAGGGATTGACGGTCTTGTCTACCCTAATAAATTACTCGTTTATAATTACGTTGACGAATCTTTTTCATTTTTTAATGATTCCTTTACATGCTTTGGGTACTTTCAGTCGGCTAACGACTTAGCTTGGAATCAAGCCAATCAAACATGGCAAGAAGCTAATTTTGCTTGGATATCTGCGCTATCTCAATCACAATTTGCAAATATTGTGGGGGGAAATCAACAAGGTTTTGTTGAAATCCTTATGCAGAAGACGACTAATTCGGATTCATTATTTATTTCTAGCATGGCGATTGGATCGCCACTAACAACTTTAGTAGTGCCAAGCCATAACCTACTTCCTTACGATCCAACAAGTAGTAATGTTGCTGCAGTGCAATATATCAAAATTACAACGGCTTCTGGGACGACAGGATTGACAGGAAATATTTACCCCGTATTTTCCGTGATCGATTCAAATACTATCACGATAGCAGCGACGCCAACTGGTGCGTTTACTGGTGATGGGCTGATAACTCCCGTCAATAATATGAGTATCTATACCAAACGGTTCAATCCATTTATAAGTGGAGGAAATCAAGTGAGTTTGGGGTATGTAGACCTTTATTTAGATCGGACAGACTTTGGCCAAATAACTGTAAATCTATACATCAACGAAGACGATTCCGTTCCAGTAAACAGCTCATTCAATGTAGTCCCCACCTATCCAGAAAGTACATATTCACAAGGTCCAGATTTGACTCCGTTTGCCCAAGCCAGACTTTGGAAAAGGATTTACTTCTCAAATATTAGTGAGCTATTTCAAATGCAGCTCACAATGAGCCCTCAGCAAATGATCGATAATAATGTGATTTCTTCAGACATCGTTCTTCACGGCATGGTGCTTTGGTTTGCAAAATCCGGAAGGCTGATTAACGTATGAGTTCGTCAATCCCGGCTTTCTTCTTACCCATCAACCAAACTTTTAGTGAAGACTACTCACAGTTTCTCATTCAATTCACAAAGCTATATGCAGATATATCCAGAAACACAAACGCCCGAGACATCGCTATTTATGATCTTACCGAAATCAATGATGGGCAACAGTGGTACACTCCAGGAAATACATCTGTAAAAAGATTCGATTTCCGCAAAGTTATTCCTATTCCTGCACTTGTTTTAGGGCTAAATTCAATTGCTCACGGGATTACTGTAGGCTCGCCTACGACCTACGTTTTCACATTCATCAATGGTGTGATTTTCAGACAGTCAGCGCCACCGTTATTCGTACCAATCCCCAACAACGATATCCATGTTGATGTGAATCAAACGAACGTCAATATCACCATCCCTGCAGCTTATGTAGGCTTTACCGGAAATTGTGTCTTAGAATTCCTCAAGACTTCGTAGAAAATATTTCATACTCTGTTATAGTCAAAAGAAAAAGGTGTTTTATGGCTGCAGTTCTCCCAATTTTATCAATTCTCGCTTCTCTTGCCCCTATGCTGTCCAAAGGATTTGGAGGGGATAATTTACAAGACGGAATGGAGGGCTATAACCGAGTGTCAACGTTTGATCCGCAACAGCAAAGACTATTCGGCCAAGCTGCTCAAGGTCTAGGTGGAATCCAGCCTCAAATTATGGAGTACTTGCAACAGTTGCTTCAAGGTGGTGGAGAATCAGAGAAAGCCTTTGCCGCCCCATACGAAAGGCAATTTCGGGAACAAACCGTTCCAGCTCTTGCTGAACGATTCGCAGGTCAAGGAGCTTTGAGTTCATCAGGATTCCAACAATCATTGGGTCAAGCTGGTGCAGGTCTTAGCGAAAACTTGGCAGCACTTAGAGAAGGTCAACGTTCTCAGGCTATTTCGCCGATCATGCAAATGATTCAAAGCTTGCTAGGTCAACAGACGCAAGCGTTTTTTCCAAAGCAACAAGGATTCGGCCAACAACTTCTTACCGGATTGGCCCCAGGAATTGGCCAAGGGGTAGGAGCAATAGGTTCTCAATATGCACTTTCAAAATTTAAATAGGTGAGTTATGCCAGCCATTCAAATTTTACCACCAAACCCAAGTTTTGGAAGCCAGTTAGGTGCAGCTTTAGGGAGCGGTGCAGGCCAAGGGATCTCGCAAGCTCTTTCTCAGCATTTTGAGATGAAGCAGAAGCAGCAACAAACAAATCAGCTATTGGCTGCTCTTGGGATTAGTCCTGAACAGGCGTCACAGCAAAGTGCAGAAATACCCACACAAGGTCAACCCGCAACTCGTACGCAGCAAGCTTTGGGGCAAGAACCTAAAGGGCTAGATTTGACACCTGAAAAAGTGCTTGCTGTCACAATGATGAACCCAGCTTTAGGCGCGTCTTTATCTACTCTTTATCAAGCCCAACAGAAAGAACGCGGAAAAGAAAAAGAGCGCGCTGAAGTTATGGATACGGCGCAAAACGCCTTCAATGAGATGTCTAGTCTTTTGAAAAAGGGAAACTTGGGCTTTGGAGCGAAGTATAAAGCAAAAATCCCTGGGGAAAAAGGGGCTAAAGTAGCTGAAGCGGTCGGCGAATTTGAATCTCTCAGCGGTGCTTTGGAGTCAGTATTAGTCGATATGGTAAGTAGAGGAACTTTGTCTAATTCAAGATTCAAATACATTACCGAAACCCTTCTTCCAAAACCCGATGACAGAGAAGCAACCATTAAGGGAAAATTGCGAGGTCTTGCAAAAGAACTCAAGCTAGATCCCTCTGCTTTATTAGGAAAATCAGAAGAATCCCCAAAAGAAGCTGGTGGTTTTGTCCGCATGAAAGACCCTTCGGGTGTCATTAGAACTATTCCAAAAGAAAAAGCGCTAGCAGCACAAAAAGCAGGCGGAGTATTGGTAAAATGAGCTCAAATTTCGATTGGTCCCAATTTGAAGAGGTAAAACCAGAAACATTTGATTGGTCGCAATTTGAAGAAGTGACTTCAGAAAAACAGCCTATATCTCTCCCGAAATTGGGATTTAAGAAAAAAGTTGCAGAAGAAAGCAAAATCCCTGAGATGAAAAGAACTTTAGGGAGAACAGGGAAAGTCGTTGGATCTACGGTAATAGGCTTGCCGGGAGATATTGTTTCTCAAATTGGTACAGGCTTAAATTTTTTAGCAAAAAATGTCCCAGGAGGAAAACCAAAGTCTGAAGAAGAACTGAAACAAATCACGGAAAATCCTTTAACCTCTAAAAAAATATCTGAAGGGATTGAGAAATTTTTCCCATCTACACAAGCAAGAACTCCTGAAGAAAAAGAATGGGAAGAAAATTTATCCTTAATTACAAGTCTTGTAACGCCTTTACCAACAGGTAAGACCAAAGCAATAGACCCCCGAACAGCTTCTAAGTTATATAAGGCCGGTAAATCTTTGGGACTTTCAGCAAAAGAGCTAACTCCTCTTATTCAAGGAGAGGTAAAAACTTCTGTTTTAGGGAAGTTTGCAAAAAAAACAAAAGCACTAAAAAAAACATTGGATATGACGGAAGGAAAGCTGTCGGATATTTATACAGGAATAAAAGAATCGGCTTCAAAGTTTCCTAAAATTCCAGGCAAAGATACTTCAAATCTTATAGACAAGTTTCAGGACATAAAATTTGGCCTTCAGAAAACTCTTCAACCTTCACCGGACAAAAAAGCGGCGATTGGATTTATTGACGCAGCCATTGAGAAAGCCAATAATTTTGGCACATCTCCAGAAGAATTAATCAATTTTTATCAGGATATAAATAATGCCGTGAACTGGAATGCTATAAAAGGAGGAAGGAAGGTTTTGAGCAACCTGAAATCCCCAATTATTGAAACTTTGGAGTCCACAAATCCAAAAATCGCTAAAGACTTTGTAGGTGCTAATGCCCTCTGGTCAAAATTGAAAGGTTTTGAAAAACAGATTGGAATACCAAAAATAGAAAAGTATATTGACTATGGTGAAGCTCCAGCTCTTTTAGCATCCCTTGCTTTTGGGAACTATGGTAAAGCTGCAACAACAGCCTCGGCGATAGCTTTTCGAAGAGTGGCGACTAAATTACTTTCCGATCCAAAATGGCAAAACATTCATGCACGAATTCTTTCATCAATTAAAAATCAGACCCCCGCACAAGCGACAAAATTGCTTCAGATTTTGAAAAATCGCATAAAAACAGAAATGCCTAAAGAATACGAAGGCATCGATTGGTCTGAATTCGAAAAAGCAGATTAAGGTAAATCTTTTAGGTCCAACACATCTAAACTAACATCTTTGTCAGGGTCGTTTTTATCCCAGCTAGATCCAGAAAAAATAAAACGGATTATTGGGAGTAGAGATAAAAAAAGAAAAAAAGTAACAATAAAATTTACCATATAAACATCCTAAAAATATTCAGAATCAGCAGTAACTTTCGCATAAACAAACACAGCTAAACCGATCAAAATTGCAAATGTC